CAAATCGAATAAAGAAGTCGTCGCTGCCGGCCACCAGTTCGCTAAGAACATCGGGATGGATACTCCTCTGATCGAAATGGCAAAGATGGTTACTGAGCTGTCGTCGCGTCTCGACGTTGCCACCGTTCGTGCCAACCTGATGGCTTCAGAAGTGCTGCGTATCAACAGCGTGCTTCCTGACACTATTTCAGCCCTACAGGCTGCAGGCGCAGACCTGACGCTAATTGATGACCTTAATGCAGCACTTGCTACGCCAGCCTGCGATCAGTGGATTCGAACACTGCGCGGAGAAACACTCGGTGAAGCTCGGGTTGCTTTGTCTTCGCTTGGATATACGCAGCCTGGCATCAATCAATGCATCGGCATCATTTCCCAAATGGAAATGGATTTGCTCCGCTCACGCACGGTAACGCTGAAGGTGGTGTCATGAAAAAGGTAGCTCAGTATCGCCGCAGTCATGGCCCTAACGCCGGGTTCAGCGAAAAGCTGGCCTGGCAGTTATCAAAAGGCCCGGCAACGGGCCGTGAGCTGGCGGAACGTCTCGGTATGACCCTGCGTGAGTTCAACCGCTTAATCCTTAATACCATGCAGCATGGCGGTGAAACGCTGCAGATAAAAGCGTCTGACCATGTCTGTTTGGGTGGTGGCTCCGTCGACCGCACTTACACCCTGACCAGAAAGCCGCGCCGTGTTGCTCGCGGGCAAGCTAAGCCGATGGTGATCAACCACAGCAATGACTGCTCCGAAGAGGCAAAGAAGCGTAACCGTGAAGCAGCTGCTCGCCGTGCTCGTCTGATTGCCAGCGGGCTGTATCTGGAATGCATGGGTTAAGGGGATCGAGATGAAAGTAACTCAAGTTGGAGAAATTCATAACTGCGACTGTGGTTTCTCATGGCGCACCGGGAAAAGTGGTTCGCATGAATGCGGCTATGGACTAAGAAAGCAGCTGGCCGCCCTCAAAGCAGAGCGTGACTCCCTGGTGGCTGAGGGTGCGGCGCGGGGCGAAATCATCGAGCGCCTGATTGGTCAATACAGTGCAGCGGGTTATCACGCCGTACAGAATTCACTTAATCCAGCACAGTCATTGCTATACGACGCAATGCAGGTGCTGAAACAGTCAGCCACCGACGCCTACCTCAACTCTGTGCGGGCTGAGGGTGTGGAGATGTTTGCAAAGCACTGTGACGACAATGTCTCTTTTGTTGAGCCTGAAGATGAAGAGCTTTATACGCTAATGGAAGAGGCAGCGACGGCGTTCGCCGCCCAACTCCGCGCCGGTAAGGATGGTGAGTGATGGATACTCGTGAGCCAATGCGACGCCGTAAAAATGACAGTGACAAAATGAATCTGCCTGAAGGAAAGGCATGTAGTGACTGCGTTCATTGCCGCCGCTGCACAATGATGTTTGGACACATCCCTACAGATGAGGTGTGCGACTGGGCACCATCAAGATTCCGCCTGGCTGAGCCAGTTATCCGCGCAGGAGAGCCATCATGACCGAAGAGCAGAAACAGGCGCTGATTGAGCGTTGCGGAAAAATATCGGAATGGCGTGAGAAATATGGCGACTATGCAAACGTCATGCTTCCTGCCGTAGAAGCCCAGCAGATTGCGCAAATCGCGCTGGCCGCACTGACTGCGCCGCCGATTGTGAAGCCGTACCTTCCCGATGATTGCGACAGGACAGAGGCACACTATAAATACGATGCGGCAATCCGTGCAGCAGGTTATGAGGTGCAGGAATAATGGAAAAGCTTAATGAATTGCCGCAAGCATTCTATGGCGTGATTAAAAGCGGAAAGGTAGTGATGCTACCTGCTGAAGATGGACAGTGGCTGAACAAAACCTCGGTTGCCGAAGCATACCGGGCGCTGGAGAAGCAGCGTGACGCGCTGGCGGCTGAGAATGTCCTGATGCTGAAGTTACTGACGGATATCAGTGAAAATCACGTTGAGTATTTCTCTGAAGGTGAAGGCTACACGTTTGCCGGTGTTCCCCTGGATTATGTCTCTGAGATCAACACGTATGTCAGTCGTGATGTGAACGCAGAGAACCCTTTCCCAGCCACCGACGCCTACCTGAACTCCGTGCGGGCTGAGGGGGTGGAGATGGTTAAGGCGCATCCTGCCATAAGCCTCTGCTCACTCACGCATGTCTGCGAAGAAATTGCAGCCAAACTCCGTGCCGGTAAGGATGGTGAGTGATGGAACAGCCGATCCTCGATATGTGCTGTGGCTCTCGGATGTTCTGGCTCGACAAGAAAGACAGCCGCGCGATATTCGCAGACATCCGCAAAGAGTCACACGTGCTGTGTGATAACCGAGCTTTGCATATTAACCCGGACATCATCGCAGACTTCCGTTCTTTACCCTTTGCTGACTGCAGCTTCGCACAGGTGGTGTTTGATCCACCCCACCTGGACCGCGCTGGAGAGAACGGCTGGATGCGGAAAAAGTACGGTGCACTGGATAAGCAGAGCTGGCGTGATGATATCCGAGCTGGTTTCAATGAGGCGTTTCGGGTTTTGCGGCCACACGGCACTCTGATTTTTAAATGGAATGAGACTCAGATACCGGTGAGCCAGGTGATCGCCCTTACCGAACAGAAGCCAACCGTCTGGCAACGCACTGGCAAGGGAGATAAAACGCACTGGATTATCTTTTTGAAGGAGGCGAGTGATGGCGCTGACTCACGGAGAACTTAATTCGATAGCGGCAAAATGGCTGAAACGCCCACTGAGCAATAACGGACCAGGCTGCCAGGTTGCACTGACTGAGGTTGGTGGGCTATTCGGAGGCGAACGCGCAGATGCTTTCGGCTACCGCTGGGGATATGACGGCGGCTCAGTTGTTGTTGAGAGCAAAGTAAGCCGCTCTGACTTCCTTGCTGACCGTGCCAAACCTCATAGAAACGGCACCAGCCCTGGCATGGGAACCTACCGCTATTACATTTGCCCGGAAGGGCTGATTGATATCCCTGACCTGCCCCACGGATGGGGGCTTTTGTGGGTAAATCAGCGTGGTCACGTCAAACTGAAGGCAGGACATGTCTGTTGTCACAAGGTCGGCGGTTATGGTCCAGCGCGTGATATGTCGCTGTTCTGGCAGCATCCGGCTGATTTACGCTTTGAGTTGGACATGATGGCTCATTCACTGGTCAGGTTTGGCGATCCTGAAGAGGCCAAGGAGATGGTGCGCAGTGCTAATCGGGAATACAGCCGGGTAGCTGCGGAAGTGAACAAGCTGAGGGAAGATATCAAACAGTACCGGACGGATGCTTATCGCCTAAAACTGTATGAATCTCAATATGGGGGCTTGTCCAATGCCTAAATCCCCCGCCGAACGCAAAGCAGCACAGCGTGCTCGCCAGGCCGCTGCCGGTGGTAAAAAGCTGGAGCTGGCGCTGGATAGTCAGGAACTGGAGATGCTGGCGCAGAACTGCGCCGCACGCCGCCCTGGTCGTGAACCGTATGAGCTGAACGAGTATATCGCACTGTTAATCCGGAAAGACTCCGCTGAGCTAGCGCAGCAACTTGAGGCAATGGCCCACCAGCAGTGCGGGAAATGCAAAGAGCAGTTGCCGGTGCAGTCATGCCCTTGCAAGGGTGAAGCCGCATGCTGGACCACCAGCGGCTGGCAGAAACTGAAATTGAATACTGATACGCCGTGACATGTCACGGCTCAACAGACCTGTTGCAGCGGGTTGTGTGGAGAGAACGAGATGTCTGATATTGATAACGCGATAATTTCTGATGCCGATATCGAAAAAATAACCGGCTATAAAATCCCGTCAAAACAATGCCAGTGCCTGAAACAGGCGGGTATATTTTTTGTGGTCCGCCGTGATGGTCGCCCCAGAACTACATGGCAGCATTTCAACGATCCTATTTCATCAAGAAAAGCCCCGGAAACTAATCAACATGAACCCAACTTTGGAGCACTGGATTAATGGCGCGCGTTCGCAAAAACGCTGCAGATGCCTGGATGCCGCCACGCGTTTATCGCGGTAAGTCAGCCTATGAGTTCCATCCAAAAAACGGTGGTGCTATACGCCTCTGTGCGCTGGATGCGGCCCAGTCTTCTGTGTGGGCGGCATATGAGGCGCTAATAAATGAGATACCAGATGACAGGCTGCTGGGGTCATTGGCTGAGCGTTTTTTCAGATCGGCTGATTTTTTCGAACTGGCACGCGAAACACAGCGGGACTACCAGAAATATTCAAAAAATGTTTTAGCTGTTTTCGGGGCTATGCCTTCTGATGCAATCAGGCCAGAGCACGTCAGAAAGTACATGGACAAACGCGGATTAAAAAGCCGGGTGCAGGCCAACCGGGAAAAAGCGTTTATGTCCCGCATGTACCGCTGGGGCTATGAGCGTGGCATGGTCAAAGGCAATCCAACTAAAGGGGTTAAGAAGTTCAAGGAGGTGTCCAGAGATAGGTATGTGACCGATGCAGAGTACCAAGCTCTCTATTCATGCGCGTCTGCTGTGGTGAAGATCGCTATGGAACTGGCCTACCTCACCTGCTCGCGTCAGGGTGATATTCTCGCAATGAAAAAGAGTCAGATCATGGATGAGGGGATACTAATCAAACAGAGTAAAACCAGTGTTGCTCAGATCAAGGCGTGGTCGCCACGGTTTGCAGCAGCTATCAAAATGGCAGCTGAACTACCACTCAAACCAGGTATGAGCAGTATTTTCATCATCCACCAGCCTAACGGTTCTGGCTACACCCGAGACGGGTTTAATAGCCGCTGGAGTGCTGCACGTGAAGCGGCAAAGCTCAAATTTCCAGAACTACTGTTTGATTTCACTTTTCACGATTTGAAGGCAAAGGGTGTGTCTGATCTGGAGGGGGATTTGTACGAAAAGAGAGCCATTACGGGGCATAAAAATGTGGAGCAGACTGCAGCTTATGACAGAAAAATAGTGGTGGTTCCCGTAGTTGGCGGACAGGTGAAAGAGAAATAATATTAGGAGTGGATATTAGGAAGCTGAATACAGGCACAAAAAAACCGCCTCTGAGGGGCGGTCATACGACACTGCTTATCATTGATTTTATTGGTAATTCGATATGGTGCCCGGGGCGGGACTTGAACCCGCACAGCCTTACAGCCGAGGGATT